TCAGTTAAGCCATTTAGCCTTTGAGTTATGCTTGGATTATAGATGCCTGCCATACCTCCATTGATTTGGTCGTTTCTACACGCTTTTCGTATTGCGTGGCAGATGGTTAAATAATCTGCGTATGAACCATTAGTATTTGCAAAATAATGGCTTAAATCGCCTATAAACGAGTTTTCATACAACCAAGTTTCAAAGCCATCAATTGTCAATGGTTTTTCTTTAGTCCTAAACACTTCTACTCCATCTTTTCCTACATAATCTTGTACTAAGAATGGATTAGCTTTAATGTATGCTTTGTATTGTTCAAATAGCTCCATTAGTCTTTCAGGAGTTTCTATTTTTTTTGTTCCAAAAGGTCTTCCCATAATGTTAAATATACTATTTTTTAGTTATAATACTTTCGTAGATATGGATTCTTACATCTCTCCAATTACTTTCGTTTCTTAGACTAAGTACATCTTCTTTCAATTGGCTGCCTAAATCTTTTCTAAGTTCGGGATTTTCGATTAGCCTTCTTATAGAATTATACCAATCCTTTTTACCAGACACTAAGCAGTTTCTTTCGTGAACTCCCAATCCCTCGTATGCGCTTACATTAGAAACAATAGCACCTAATCCAAATGCACCCATCTCGGCTAACTTTAAATCCGACTTACATCTATTGAACTCGTTATTTCTTAATGGTATCAATCCAATGTCCATTAAATTATACGCTTGTGCATAGCTATTAACATCAGCCGAGTTTATTCTGCCATAGTTGTTATCGTCTATAATATAATTAGATGTGAATATCTTTTCGTACTTGTCCCATATTGAATCATGTTCATAGAACCCTGCAAGCATTAGCTTATAGTCCTTATCCTCACTTTTGTTCAAAGATAGCAATTCCCCTTCAATTAGTTGCAAATCTTGTAAATGGGTAACTGAACCACTCCAACCTATGTGAACTAAGTCTGACTTCATAGCTTCTATTTCGGGGTTTGGAATGAACTGAGGTTGATTAAAGTCTATTGTGTTAGGGATAACCGCTATTTTCTTATTATACTTAGCTATTTCTAAGGCTAAATGCTTGTTAGTCGTAGTGACTAAGTCCGCTTGGATTAAATTGTAGATAATATCCTTTGCCCTTTGTTTGAATTGCCATTCCCTATACATTGGATGTGAGTGAGGTAGAACCCAAGTATCATCCCTATCTATAATTACTGGTATTCCTACTCTTTTTAACTGCTTCCAAAGTAACTCTTGGTTTCCCATTTTTGAAACTACTGAACTCGCAATTATCAAATCATAATCCGCAAAGAAAGAATCGGGTTGATGGTCTATACTCGATATTGAGGTAACATCCTTCATGTGTGTATGAGGAATGATTAATCTATGGTATTCTACGCCCGTAATATGTTCGGGACAAACTAATAGTATTCTCATGGCTTTTTAATTAAAATCTCTATTGAAAACTCACCATTAGCGTGTTCATCGGGCTTGTCATTATTTGTCGAAGTGTCTACTACTCTAATGTCATAAGAGTAATATTCAAAAAACTTTGTCAAAATTGAATCTACACTAAATGTGTGAGGTGGTTCGCTTTGGTAAGGTAGGTAAAAATATTTGTGGTCAGCGTTCCATTTGCTTGGTAGTGTCTTTTTCCTTTCGTAAAGGTCACGATGAGGAATAGAAATAAACACATGACCGCCTCTTTTACAAATCCTTAACCAATTTTCAATAGCTAAGATAGGGTCTGTTAAATGTTCTAATATATGAGATGCATATACTGTGTCAAAGGTTTCATCTTGGTAAGCCTCCATAGTAGTGGCATCACAAATGTCCTTATCGTGTAACTCTGCATCCAAAGAGATAGGGTCTGCGCCATCGTGTGTATCAAGTCTTCCTACACCTACATCAATAACTTTTTTCCCATAAATGTACTTTTCATAGAATCCTTCTTTAATCCTACGTTCCTTTGCTTTGCTTGTTTCTGCCATTTTATATTAAATTATTTTGTTTTAATGCGTATTCGAACCCCTCTTGGTTAAACATCTCCCATCCCTGAGTAATCACATTAGGACAACTAAAGTAAACCTCTAATAATCTATTGCAACCTGTTTGCTCTGCTATCGAGTAGCACATAGACTGATTCCCTATAAAAAGTTTAGATGCTGATATAAAATATTTTAACTCCAAAAAGTTGTCCACCTTCTTATGTTGAATGTCCCAAACTATATCTTTCATTAACTTAAACTCGGTTTCTGTTCCAACAAAATAGATGGGTATTTGAACTTGATTAAGGATTGAGTAGTCAAGTTGCCCATTGTTATAACGCTCTGACCTATTTACTACAATGTAATCGCTTTGCTCACTACTTATAAATATAGGGCTATTTTCGTAATATTCTTGAAGTTCGGGGAATGCGTATAAGTACCATTTCTTAATGTCGCCAGCACCCAAATTGAAACTAATTTTCCTAAACTTATCTAAGTCGTAGTCTATCTTTTGATTAGTGTATATTACTACATCGTCTATAAAGTTACATTCCAATAGCAAAGGTCTAAGATTATCAAACATATACCTATTAAGCATTACACCGCCTAATGGATGTTTAAATGCGGGATGCAATTGGATAGGCTCATCTAACTTTAAGTATAAGATAGCGTTCTTATCGTGCAAGTCACACGCTGAACGAATAGCATTTAGGGAATAGATAATATCCCCCGCATTCCCTGAGTGTTTAAATTTTAGATTCATAGTTTTCTAATGCGTTAAATATTTTGTGTACCAATTCGTTAATGCAGTTTCCACAATAAATGTTAGCCGTAACATAGCCATACATATCTTTATGCAGTTGCTGAAAAGTAAGTAACTCCAATGCAGTCCACTTCATAGCGTGATTTGTTTTAAAGGTTTCCCACCTACTTTTAAATGGTTTTAGTCTTTCGTATTGTTCTTGTGTCATGAGTATAATAATTTAAATATAAATGAACTTAAAACTGCTGATAAACAACCTATTAAGATGCTATCAATTGGGTTGTAAAATTGTGTAGAATAAAATGCACCGCCCCAAAAAGCCATACAAAAAGAACATCCAAAAGGTTTTGGAATCTGTTTACCATACATTTCTCCATAAACATTTGTTAAAAAGTCACTTATTGCAATCCCAAAGGATGCGCTAAGAGTTGTAATAATCGCTAAAGTTTTTAAATCTATCATGGTTTTCTAATTTTAGTTTCTTAATAGTTTTTTGAATTGTGTACTGAACTGCCCCATATTTTATGCCAGTCATAACGGATATTTTTCTAAACTCGCCTATGTCAATGTATAACTTTAATAGTGTTTGGTCATACCAATCTAACTTATCTATTTTATCCTTAATGTTTTGCGTAAAGTTTTGATAAACATCCTCTTTGTTTTCGAGTTCACTATCCAAGTCACTTTCTAATCCTATGAGTAGTTCAATGCTTTCGGTTGAATCGTTATGCCTATATTTCTTGTAAAATGGTGAATGCTTTGAGTTCCAACTATTATGTGCAATCTTTACGAATAGGAACTTTAAGTATTTTTTTTCACTTGCATCTTGAATTTTCTCATCTGGTAGGTCGAGTAAGTTAATGATAACCTCGTGGAACAAATCCTCAAATAAAGTAGGTGAGGCTATGTTTCTGCATACATTTCTATAAGCAGGGTCTTTATAAATAGCCTCTATTATTTGTGCTTTGTTCATTGTTAATGGTTTACAAATTTAATATTTATTTTTAAAATGCAATATTTATTTATCTTTTTAATTAATTTATCTAATAAAATATGTATGACCCTGCAATTTTGCAAGCCTTATTAAACAAGTTATAATCAATAAAATTATCTTCTTTGCTTTCAAAATCGTATGCACTACTCCAAAATTTGCCATATTTATCTGCTATTAAGTTGACAAATGGAACAACATTATTTATTGTGCTATTAGCAAATAAGTAAGTTGTATTTACATTTGGACTTCCTACTAATAATAAAAGCCAATACCTACCTTTAGCAAATTCATTAAATGTATTAATATTTTCGTTAACCTCAATAATACTTGGCTTTACTTCGCAATAGATTCCATACTCAGGCAAGTAAAAATCAGGCAAATACCATTCTTTGTTTGCTAATTCAAATCCCTCATATTCATACAAATATTTTATTCCTAATTCGTCAAAAAATACAGCCCATCTTGCTTCTAATCTTGAGCGAAACTTAATGTTTTTGTAGATTGTTGGTATTGTCTTTATCATTTAAAAAGGGGTTTTAATTTCAAATTGTGTTTGTTCATACTTTTGATTTGGGTATACAACCTCGATTCCATTTAGGGTATTTCTAATGTATGGCATCCTATCTATTTCGCCTACATAATACCTTCTGCTTATTGGGTCGTAGTTAAGTTCTATTTGTCCAGTATTCCCCCAATGCTCAAACTTTACCTTTTGCACGTTTAAAAAGGTTTTATTTGTTTCAAAGTCACGATATACGCTCAATCCTGAATCTGCCTTATTATAAAAATTTGCACTTCCCGAAATGTCGTATAATGTCGGAACTTCATACTTTAAACCATCTTTTTCTTTTCGCATCTTTGTAGGGTGAGCAACTAAAAAACAATGAACTTGGTGCAATTCACAAAATACCGCAATCTTATCCAATACCCTGCCTATGTATGTGGTAGAATCTTCTAAGTGTTCCAACTTGTTCCATGCGTCAATCACAAAAAACTTTATGCCTTTGCGCCTTTTTAACT